GGCTTTTGCTGCGTACGGATCTCTGAGCTTCTTGATCTTGATTCTTGGTAACTCTCGGTGACCGACGCGAGGTCGGTGCCATCCTCGACGGCGCGAGGCCGTCATCATCACGGAGGGCGCGATGCCCGTACTGCCCAAGCGCAATCCAGCTCGGCGCAACAAGTCGACGACCAGGGCAACGCTGACGCTGGCCCATAAGGTCGAGGCGCCCGAGCTCCCGCCGTCGGAATCGCCCTACGGCTGGCACTCGCTGACCATCCATTGGTGGAGGGACATCTGGGCGTCGCCGATGGCGCCCGAGTTCCACGAGTCGGATGTGCATGGACTCTTCCTGCTCGCGGCGCTCGTCGACCTGTTCTGGTGGAGCCCCAGCAAGGAACTCGCGGCCGAGATCCGCCTGCAGCGGCAGTCTTTCGGCCTGACGCCGCTGGACCGGCGGCGGCTGCAGTGGGAGATCGAGCGCACCGACGAGGCGCAGGAGCGGGGCACTCGGCGCCGCACGGCGACGGGCGGCACCCCCGCACCGACGAAGGCCAAGGATCCGCGGCGCGCGCTGACCGCGGTGTGACGTGACGGGGCTCATCGTCCCGCCGCTCGACGAGGAGCCCTGGCCGACGCTCGGGCCCGCGTTGTGCGACCTGCTCGAGGCGGGCGCCTGCTTCGGTCCGGGCGACCTGCGCGGTCAGCCATTCATCGTCGATGACGAGTTCCGGGCGCTGATCTACCGGGCGTACGAGGTCTACCCACGGGACCACCCGAAAGCCGGTCGCCGGCGGTTCAAGCGGGTCGCGATCAGTCTGCGCAAAGGCACCGCGAAGACCGAGAAGGCGGCCGGTATCGCGTGGCTCGAGCTGCACCCCGAGGCGCCGATACGCACCGACGGGTGGCGGCGGCAGGGTCGCATGTGGGTGCCGGTCGGACGACCGGTGACCGATCCGTACATCCCGATGATCGCGCACACCGAGGAGCAGACCGAGGAGCTCGCCTACGCGGCGTTGTTTGTGATCTGCACCGAGGGACCCGACGCGCACCTGTTCGACGCGACCCAGGACCGGATCCGCCGCATCGACGGCGACGGCAAGGCGGTCGCGCTCGCCACCGCGCCGGACAGCCGCGACGGTGCGCGCACCACGTTCCAGCACGCCGACGAGCCGCACCGCCTCAAGCTGCCGCGGCAGGTCGCCGCCTGGCAGACGATGATCCAGAACATCCCCAAGCGGCCGATCGCCGACCCCTGGTCGCTGTCGACGACCACGGCCGGCGTGCCGGGCGAGGGCTCGGTCGCCGAGTCGGAGCGGGACTACGCCGAGCGCATCTCCAAGGGCAAGGCCCGTGACCCCCAGTTCTTCTACTTCCACCGCGAGGCCGGACCGTCGCACGACCTGGAGACCGACGAGGGTCTGCGCGCCGCCATCGTCGAGGCCTCGGGCCCCGTCGTGGCCAAATGGTCGGACATCGACTCAATCATGTCCCTGTATCACAGCGTCGATACCGACAAGAGCTACTTCGAGCGGGTCTGGCTCAACCGCTGGGTGGCCAGCGCCCGCCAGGCATTCGACCCGGTGCGCTGGACCAAGGACCTCGCCCGCCCGGGAACGGTCATCGCCAAAGGCGAGCCGATCACGATCGGCTTCGACGGGGCGCGTTGGCGCGACTCCTGCTGGTTTGTCGGGACCCATATCCCGACCGGCCTGCAGTGGCCGATCGCCTTCTGGGAGAAGCCGACCGACATCAGGCGGGACGCTGATGGGCACGAGGTCGACGACTGGGAGGTCACCGACGAGCAGGTCGACGGCGCGCTCGCCGAGGCTGTGTCGACCTGGCACGTGGTGCTCGTCTTCGCCGATCCGCCCCGGTTCGAGGCCAACACCGCCCGCTGGAGCGGAAAGTACGGCGAGAAGCGGGTCATCGACTGGTACACCAACCGGCCGCTGCACATCGGCCGGGCGATGCGGGCGTACAAGACCGCCCAGAAGGCCGGCACGGTCCTCAACAACGGCTCGCCGGACTTCGCCCGGCAGATCGCCAACGCCCGCCGGCACGACCTGAAGTTGCTCGACGACGACGAAACGCCACTGTGGACGATCGAGAAGGAACGGTCCGACTCGACCCTGTACGTCGACGGCGGGATGGCCGGCTGCCTGTCGTGGGCGGCGCGCCTGGAGGCGATCTCCCGCGGTGAGGACTTCTGGCGACGCAAGTCAAGGATCGTGACCGTGCATCGCTGAGGGGAGGCTCCGCGTGACGCTGTCCACCGAGGAGCACGCCCTCATCAATCAGCTCTCCTTACGTCACGATGCCGAGATTCCCGAGCTCGAGTTGTATGACCGGTATTACGAGGGCACCCAACCCCTGACGTACATGCAGCCCGAGGTGCTGCGCGAGGTTCATCCTCGGGTCCGGACTGTCATCGTCTTCTGGCCACAGCTCGTCATCGGTTCCCGCGAGGAGCGCCTCGACATCGAAGGCTTTCGCCTGCCCGACGAGACCGCCGATGACGACGAGATGTGGCGCATCTGGCAGGCCAACGACATGGACGAGCAGGCGTCACAGGCTCACATCGACGCCCTGGTGATGCGCCGCTCGTACGTGTGCGTCGGCACCAACGAGGCCGACCCGGACACCCCGCTCATCACTGTCGAGTCTCCACTCGAGGTGTACGCCGACATCGACCCGCGCAACCGCAAGGTGCGCGCCGCCCTGCGCCGCATCAACGATGTCGACCCCGCCGGCGGAGTGGGTCCGCGCTACGCGACCCTCTACCTGCCCAACGAGACGATCTGGTGTACCTGGGAGGGTGGCTGGAAAGAGGATCAGCGCGACGGGCACGGTGTCGGCGAGGTTCTCATTGAGCCGCTCATCAACCGGCGGCGGACTCGCAGCTCGACCGTGACGCCCACCAACCGGACCGTCGAGCGGCTGGGGCGGTCCGAGCTTGACGGCGTCCTGCCGTTGTCCGACGCGGCGTGCAAGCTGGCGACGGACATGATGATCGCTGCTGACGGCGTGGCGATTCCCCTCCGCGCGCTGTTCGGCATCGGCCCTGACGGTTTCCGGGATGAGCAGGGCAACCCTATGACCCCCATCCAGGCGATCATGGGGCGGTTCCTGACGATCCCCGACGAGGCAGTCAAGGCCTTCGAATTCGCTGCGGCCCAGCTGAGCAACTTCGGCGCCGGCATCCGTGAGATCGCCCAGATGATGTCCGCGGTCGGCGCGCTGCCGCCGGACTATCTCGGGTACTCGCACACCAACCCCGCCTCGGCCGAGGCGGGTCGGGTCGCCGAGACCCGCCTCATCAAGCGCTCGGAGCGGATTCAGCGCTGCTTCAGCGGCCCGTGGGAGCGCGTGCAGCGCAAGGTGCGCCGGGTGGCCACCGGTAAGTGGGACGACGACCTGAGGCGCCTGGAGACCCGCTGGCGCGACGCGGCAACCCCCACTGTCGCCGCGTCGGCCGACGCGGCTGTAAAGAAGCATCAGGCGGGCATCACTCCGAAGCGCCAGGCGCGCGAAGACCTCGGCTATACCGACGCGCAGATCACTCGCATGGAGCAGTGGGACGAAGAGGACGCGGCTCGCAGCCCCATGGGTACGATCGCCCGTGGCCTGGCTGACCAGCGTTTGACCGGCGGCGCCCCGGCGGCGGGCGGCGCCGATGCCGGCGCCGCGTGAGGTCGCCCTCGACCACTATGCCGAACGGCAGTCCTTCGTGGAAGCCGCCGGCCAGGTCGCCGGCCAGATGTGGGGCCAGGTCGACCCGGCTAACATCGCTGACTCCTGGGCGCGGCAGATTCCAGAGCTCACCGCCGTTGTCTCGGGCGCGCAGCTCGGCGTCGCGCGTCGCTCCGACCCGTACCTGACCGACATCCTCGACGCGCAGGACCTCGACGACGACGCCATTTCGGCGATCGACCCGGCCGCCTTCGCCGGCGTCGCGTCTGACGGTCGCGGGCTGGCTTCGCTGCTGGCGAATCCCATTGTCGTCACACTGCTCGCGATACAGGACGGCGTCGATATCACACGCGCGCTGGCCGGCGGGCGCGCAAACCTCGACATGCTCGTGCGCACACAGGTCGCCGACGCCGGCCGGATCGCTGATCAGGTGGCGCTCACGGCCCGTCCGGCGGCCACCGGGTATGTACGGGTCGCCGTCGGCAACTCCTGCGCCCGTTGCCTGATCCTGGCCGGGCGCACATACACGTGGAATACCGGCTTCCAGCGGCACCCGCGGTGCGACTGCATACACCTGCCGACCGCGATCGTACGGGCCGGCCGACTGCGGCAGTCACCGCGCGCGGTGTACGACCGGATGTCGACGGCGGAGCGGATCCGGGCCGGCTTCACCCGCGCCGAGCAGCAGGCCATCGCCGACGGCGCCGACCTCGCCCAGGTCGTCAACGCTCAACGCGGCATGGCCGTCGCCGGCCGCCGACAGGTGCTGGCCGGCACGACGGAGGGCGTCACCAGTCGCGGCCTGGCGGGACAGCGGCTCGGCGCCCGCCGAGGACAGCGCGTCGAGCGCCTGACACCGGATCAGATCTACGCGATCGCCGGCGACGACCGTGACCGGGCATTGCAACTGCTCTTCGATCACGGTTACCTCATCGAGGCGCCAGCACGGGCGACCCGGGCCGGCCTCGACCTCGCGGCCAGTGAGCCAGCGGTCGCTGGCGTCGGACGGCCTACCAAGTTCGGGCGGACACCACTGCCGGGACCGTCGATCAGGCCCGAACTCGGGGCCGCCCGCACAACTGCGGCGGTCGAGCTGGTCTTCGGGGCCGAGTTTGAGCGGATCACCGGCCGCCGGTTGACCTTCGTTGGACTGCCCAGGTCGGCGGTGACGGCCCGCGAGGTGGCCGAGGGCATCCTGCGTGGCGCCGAGCGGTTCCCGGATGTCGACCTGCGCCATGTACGCCGCTTCCACCGCGACCACAGTCACAGCAACGCGTACGCCATCGCCGACTCCGGTCATCACTCCATCGAGTTCAACGATGCAATGACCAGTCCGGCCGGTCGAGCTGACTCACTCGTCAGTCTGGCCAACGACGAGGCGGCTCGCTGGCACCCGGCCGGCTCGGGAAACTGGACCGCGATCGCTGTTCACGAGTTCGGCCACGCCCTCGACATCGGGACCCTCGGCGAGGCGATCCGCGCCGACCTGGACACGTTGCTCCTGCGCCGCGCGGCCGCACGCGACGCAGAACTCGTGGCCGACCGGCTCGCCGGAGCGCTGATCGAGGCCGACGACTTTGTTGCCGGCGAAGGCGTTGACGGTCTGATCCGCCGCGAGATCTCCGACTACGCCACCAAGAATCGGCGCGAGCTCGTCGCCGAGGCGTTCGCCGATGTGATGATGAACGGCCCGGCCGCGTCGCGGCTGTCCCGGGACATCTTCGAGCTGATCGAGATCGAGTACCGTCGTGGCGGTCGCCGGGCGGCGGTGTCGGCAACGGTGAGCGCATCGGACGCGGCTCCCGATCTGGCGAAACTGACCGTGCCGCAACTGCGCGCATTGGCGAAGGCCCAGGGCGTCAAGGGCTACTCGAAGATGCGCAGGGCCGAGCTCGTGGACGCGCTGCGAGCCGGACCGACGCCACGGCCGGTCAGGACCCCTGGACGACCAAGCACGGCCGCACCGCGACTCGACGAGTTGATGGCCTCATTGAAGGGCCAGACCCGACTGAAGCCAGGCGTAGTCGGGCAGTGGGTTGACGGCGAGTACGCCGGCCTGCAAGTCAAGGTCACCCATGTCGGTTACCACACGGGTGTTTTCGGCCCAGAGCGCGGCGAGGTAGTCAGCCTGTCGTTCAGCGGCACGATCAAAGACTCGGCCGGAAAGAAGGTCGGAGAGTTCGCGCGCACTGTTGCACGCGACAAGAATGGCGACCTGTACGTCTATCACGATCTTCTCAAGATCTCGAAGGCTCACCAGGGTTCCGGTTTCCAGGCGGCGTTCAACGGAAACCTGCTCGACTGGTACCGGCGATCTGGGGTGTCCTACGTCAAGGTCGGCGCCAATATCGATGTTGGCGGGTACGCCTGGGCGCGCGCGGGTTACGACTTCGCCAATGCGAGCGAGGCCATGCTCATGTTCTCGCGGCTCAACAACCAGGTCCGCGCGATGCTCGGCGAACCTCTTCGGGCGTTTGACTGGCTCGACGCCAGCCACGAAGTTCCGGGGTTCACTTGGACTGGCCGCGTGGTTTTCGAGGCAAAGCCGCCATGGACCAAGGCCAGGCTGCGCCGAGCATTCAAGGGCGCCAGCGACGAGGAGATCCAGCGCCAACTGCGCCTAGGCCAGGAGTTTCTCGACGGACTGGCTGGCAAGACGTTCGGAACCGACGACTTCCCGTCGGCATACGAGCTCTCGCAGCTCGGTCGTTGGGACGGCGCCGGCAAGGACGACGTCTGGTTCGGCAAGCAGGTGATGCTCGGCAGCGGATGGTTGGGCATACTGAGGCTGTGACCTCCACCCGCCGTCAGTTCCCACCGCGCACAGACAGGACGCCACCGGCGCCCGTCTCGGCGGCGCGCGCGCGACGGCAGGCCGAACTCGGTCGCTGGCACGAGGAGTGGTCCGCCGAACAGATCGCCGCCGGCGTCGATGGTCCTGTCCCGCCCGGCCGCCCGGCCGACTCGGACTACAACCTGCACGTTCCGGACATGGCCGCCCCACATCCAGCGGAGGACGAGTTCCACCGTCGCGCTCGAGAGATCATGGGGATCCAGTGACCCAGCCGCGTTCCCAGTGCTCGACCTGTGCGCGGTACCGCAGTGCGTTTTCGGTCACACCATTCGCGGATGGCTCGTTCTGCGAGGCGTTCCCCGACGGGATTCCTGACTCCGTGTACGAGAACCTGCTCGATCACCGCGAGCCGGTCGACGGCGACCACGGAATCCGCTGGCAGTCCAATGGTCGTGACGAGTTCCCGGAGTACGCCTTCCCGGCTGACGCGATAGGTCGCGGCTCGGCCTGATCCCGCCCACTGACCACCGCCTGGCGCGATGCCACGGCGGTCGAACCCATGCGCCCAGCGCGATGCCGGGCAACCGATGTGAGAGGTCGCGATGACCCAGCCTGCAGTGAACCCCACGACGACGGACCCGGGCGCGACGCCCCCCGCTGGTGGAAACCCGACAACCCCGCCTGCTGGTGGCGCGACGCCGCCGGCCGCTGACCCACCCAAGGCCGACGCCGGCGACGGCCTCGGCGAGGCCGGCAAGAAGGCGCTCGAGGCCGAGCGCGCCGCCCGCAAGGACCTCGAGAAGCAACTCGCTGCGCTGGCCCCGCTCAAGGACCTGGCGGCGGCGCTCGGCGTCAAGGCCGACCAGGGCAAGACCGATGTTCAGACCCTGACCGAGCAGGTCGCCGCACTGCAGAAGCAGGCCGCCGACGATCGTCTTGCGCGCATGCGCGCCGAGGTGGCGGCCGAGAAGAAGCTGCCGCCCGCCCTGGCTGGCCGCCTGCAGGGCACCACCGTCGAGGAGCTCGCAGCCGATGCCGACGCGCTTCTCGCCGCCTTCCCGGCCGCCGCCAACGGCGCCCCGGCTGGTGGCGGAACTCCGCGACCAGACCTGACCCAGGGCGCCCGTGGTGGCGCCAACGAGTTGCTGACCAAGCTCGCCGAGGCACAGAAGGCGGGCAACGCCCGCGAGGCGATCCGCCTCAAGACACTGATTGCCGAGCAGCAGAAGCAGGCCGGCACTCGCTAGTTCGGCCGCCCGGTGGGTGGCCATCACTCACACGAAAGGACCATCAATGCCGGGCATCACCGGGCAGGGCGACACCTTCGACCTGCCGAATTTCGTCGGCGAGCTCTTCGCCGTCACCCCGACCGACACTCCCTTCCTGTCGATGATCGGCGGGCTCACGGGTGGTCGGCCGGCGGACTCCACGCTGTTCCAGTGGCAGGCCTACGACCTGCGCGACGCGAGCGAGTCGCGGCAGCGGCTCGAGGGCGCTGACGCACCGACCGCTGAGGCTCGTGTGCGCGAGAACATCTTCAACGTGGTCGAGATCCACCAGGAAGCCGTGGAGATCTCGTACACGAAGCAGGGCGCGACCGGTCAGTACAACTCGACGGGCTCCTCGCACCCCGGCCAGGTCGGCATCTCCGGCTCCAACCCGGTCATGGACGAGAAGGCCTGGCAGATCGAGCAGCACCTCAAGCAGATCGCGCGCGACGTGGAGATGTCGTTCATCCGCGGCACCTTCAACAACCCGTCGACGAACGCATCGGCCCGTCGTACCCGCGGCCTCCTCGAGGCGATCGTGAGCAACGTGGTCAGCGCGGGCAACGCCCCGATGACCGAGGACATGATCCTCGACCTGCTTCAGGAGATCTGGGAGAACGGCGGCATCACCGAGCAGGAGACGGCCACGCTGATGGCCGGCGCCAGCCAGAAGCGCAAGCTCTCGGACATCTTCATCACCCAGAAGAACTACCAGGAGCAGTCGCGCAACGTCGCCGGCGTCAACGTGCAGACGATCGAGACCGACTTCGGTCGTCTGAACATCATGCTCAACCGCTACATGCCGACCGACGCCGTCGCGGTCGTCTCGGTCGACGAGTGCGCGCCGCGCTTCCTTCCGATCCCCGGCAAGGGCTTCTTGTTCACCGAGCCGCTCGCCAAGGTCGGCGCCGCGGACCGCGAGCAGATCTACGGCGAGATCGGTCTCGAGTACGGACTCGAGCAGCACCACGGCAAGCTCACCGATCTGAACACGACCGGCAGCTGAGACCACACGCGGGCAGCGGGTGAGGGGAGGCGAGGACTGATGGCCGACCAACTGTGTACGCCGGAAGACCTCGCCTCCCTGCTCGAGCGCGACCTCGACGCCTACAAGGCGGTCATGCTCATCGAGGCCGGCACGGCGGTCGTGCAGGAGGCGGCTGGCGGGCAGCGCATCGTGCAGGTCGTCGACGACCCGGGTGAGCAGATGGGCACGACCGAGTCATGGCTGCAGCTTCCACAGTGGCCGGTCACCGCGCTGGCCGACCTGACTGTCGACGCCGGCGACGAGCTCGTCGCAGGGACCGACTTCAAGCGGTTCAACGCCCGGCTCTGGCGTCGGGGTGGCTGGGCGACGTGCTGGCCCGAACCGTCCACCGTGGCCTACGTCTACACCCACGGTTACGCGGCCGGGCACCAGAAGCTCCAACTCGGTCGCGGGGCGGTTCTCGGCCTCATTCGAGACCTGTTCGACAACCCGACCGGCGTCGCCCGCGAGGCCATCGACGACTACTCGGTGGCCTACGAGCGCATGAACGCCGCCATGCAGGCCAACGAGAACTTGCAGTACGCGCTGCGGCGCGCCTACGGATCCCCCGCCGGGCTTGTCCGGATCGGCTGACAGGAGCACACGATGGCTGAGGGTCTCGGCGCCGCCGGCGCGAACGCCGCGCTTGACGCGGCCAACGCCGCGCACCGGTGGGTGAAGCTGCACACCGGTGCGCCCGGCGCCGCCGGCACCGCCAACGCCGCCGTCAACGCGACCCGCAAGCAGGCCACCGATACCGCGGCCGCGGGCGGCGCCAGCACCACCTCGGCTGATCTGGACTGGTCGTCGGGCGAGGTGACCACGACCGAGACGTACACCCATTACAGCCGCTGGTCGGCGTCGAGCGGCGGCAACTTCGGGTACTCCGGCACGATCACTGGCGGCGCTGTCACCGCCGGCACCGAGTTCACGATCCCCGCCGGCGACCTGGACGCCTCGCTGACGCTCGCGAGCTGACCCGTGACCAGCAGTCTTTGGAACGGCGGCGTTACGCCAGGAAACGGCGACGTTGACGCCCCACAATGGACGCTGGGCACCCGGGTCGAGCCAAAGGTGCCGGGCACCGTCTCGGGCATCAGTTGGTACATGCGGCCGGGGCTCACCGGCGCCGTGGGTGCCCGGCTCTACAACGCCGACACGCAAGCTCAACTGGCCTCGGCTGCGTTCGGCTCGATCGCCACGGGCTGGCAGACGGCGACCTTCACCCCGGTCGACGTGACCGGCGTCAATCTCATCGCCGCGGTCTACACGAGCGCCAGCGGACATTACCCGTTCGACTCCGGCGTCTGGCCGGTCGAGAACGACGAGCTCCTCGCGCCGAGCCCGGCAGGCAGTTTCCACGCCAGCGGCGACGTGTTCCCCGAGAACGGCACCCCGTTGTGCTTCTACGTCGATGTGGTGTTCACCGAGGCCGGCAGCGTGGTCGAGGGCTCCGGCATGGCCGCCCTCGGCGGGCTGGCGGCGGTCGGCGCCGGCGTTCGCCGCAAGGTCGGTGCAGGGACGGCCGCACTCGGCGCGCTGCTCGGGACTGGCGCAGGGCAGCGGCGTCGCCTCGGATCCGGCCTCGGCGCGCTCGGCGGCCTCACCGCGGCCGGCACGGGCACCCGTCGCAAGCTCGGAGCTGGCGTCGCCCCCCTCGGCGGGCTGCACGCTGTCGCCATCGTCGGCGAGACGGTTGTCCACCCACCGGACACCGGCACCATCACCCGGCCCAACACTGGCCTGATCCACGTCCCGCACGTGAGCTACCCGTGAGCCTGGTCATCGTCGTGCCGATGCTCGGCCGGGCACACCGGGTCGCGCCGCTCGTCGAGTCGATCCGGGCCACCTGCGCCGGGCGCGTGCTCTTCGCATTGACGCCCGGCGACGACGAGGTGCGGGCAGCGGTGGACGCCCTTGACTGCGAGCACATCGACGTGCCGCGACAGCCGGTCGGCGACTACGCGCGGAAGATCAACGCCGGGTACCGGTCGACCACCGAGGCGCACATCCTCTGCGGTGCCGACGACCTGAAGTTCCACCCCGGTTGGTACGAGGCGGCCGTCGCCGCCCTCGGACCGGGCATCGGTGTCGTCGGTACGAACGACCTCGGCAATCCCCGTGTGATGGCAGGCCAGCACGCCACCCACTGCCTCGTCACCCGCGACTACGCCGACCGGTTCGGCACCGTCGACCAGGCCGGCCAGATCATGCACGAGGGCTACCCGCACGAGTACGTCGACGACGAGCTGATCGGCACGGCCAAGATGCGCCGCGCATGGGCGTTCGCTCCCGGCAGCCACGTCGAGCACCTGCACCCCAACTGGGGCAAGGCGCCGCGCGATGAGATGTACGACCAGCAGCAGGCCCGGATGCGCGCCGGCGCCGACCTCTACCGCCGACGGAGGCGCCTGTGGACGTGACCGTCGCCGTCGCCACGTTCGGCGAGGAGCGCTGGCCGCAACTCGCGCGCGAGCGCGCCATCCCCTCGGCCGAGGCGCTCGGCGTCCCGGTAGTCCACGCCCACCGCGCCACCCTGCACGCGGCGCGCAACGCCGTCCTCGATGACGTGCAGACCGAGTGGGTCGTTCACCTCGACGCCGACGATGAGCTCGAGGCCGGCTACGTCGACGCGATGGCCGCCGGTACCGCCGATGTACGGGCGCCGGCGGTGCGCTACGTCTACAGCAACGGGCGGGCTGACTGGCCGCGGATGCCTCACGTCGCGGGACACAATCACGACTGCGTTGCCGAATGTCTGCCGCACGGCAACTGGCTCGTGATCGGCGCCGCGGTGCGCGTCGAGCTGGCTCGCCGGGTCGGGGGCTGGCGGGACTTTCCGTGGTCCGAAGACTGGGACATGTGGGTGCGCTGCTATCGGGCCGGCGCCACCTTCGAGGCCGTTCCTAAGGCCATCTACCGCGCGCACGTGCGGCCGGACTCCCGCAACCGGTCGGCTCTGAGATCGGCCCGCCTCGCGGCGCACAGAGCGATCGTCACGGCCAACGGTGGGACCGACTTCGTGACCGCGCCGCGCGCCTGCGCTCTGTGCGGTTACCCGACACTGAACGACTTCTATGTCGCCATCCCTGGAGAGCCTGCCGTGGCTCACACCATCAGCTGCGGGCCGATCCTGAACGGGATGACCCCGGTCATCACGCCCACTCACGAGCGGCTGCCCGACGGCTCGTATCGGCGGCTGCCGTGATTGCCATGTTGGTAATGACCGATGGCCGCGACGACTACCTGCGTGCCTGCATCGAGCAGCCCAGCCCGGCCGGATGGAACCTGGTCACCGAGTGGTGGATGCACGACGACACCGGAGACGACGCATACCGCGCCGAGCTGGCCGACCGGTATCCGGCCTTCCGGCAGATCGGCGACGGGCCGCGGCGCGGATTCGGCGGGGCGATCGCCCGCGCCTGGTCCGTGCTGAGAGCCCAATCGGCGGCGACGTTCGTGCTGCACCTGGAGGCCGACTTCCTGGTTGTGCAGCCAGTCGACCTCGTCGAGTTGGTGCGCGTGCTGGCCATGCATCCGCACCTGGCGCAGATCGCGCTGCGCCGCCAGCCGTGGAACCCGGACGAGATCGCCGCCGGCGGCGTTGTCGAGCAGCACCCGGACGACTACACCGAAGTCTGCGACGACCAGGGCGCCGTCTGGCTGGAGCACCGCCGGTTCTTCACTACCAACCCGAGCCTCTACCGCCGGTCGCTGTGCGGCCGCGACTGGCCGACGGGCCGCGAGTCGGAGGGGCGGTTTGGCCTCGCGCTCTTCGCCGAGGATCCGGCGACACGGTGCGCCTTCTGGGGCGCCCGCGACTCTGGCGTCTGGGTCGAGCACATCGGACACGAGCGCGTCGGGACCGGCTACTGATGGGCAACGTCGGGCTCTGGGACCGTTGGTACGCAAGCGGTCTCGACGAGCCGCAGCCGTACGGCGACACCGTGACCTACGAGCTCGGCGCCGCCTGGCTGGCAGACTGCGCGATGGTCGAGGACTGGGGCTGCGGAAAGGGCTGGCTGCGCACGCTGGTCCCGCCGGAGCGGTACCGCGGCGTCGACGGGTCGCAGACGCCGTTCGCTGACGTGGTCGCCGATCTGGTCGACTACCGGTCGCGGGTGCCGGGCATCTTCATCCGTCACGTCCTGGAGCACAATCGCGACTGGGCCGCGATCCTGGACAACGCGCTCGCCTCGGCGCAGCAGCGGCTCTTCGTGGCGCTGTTCACTCCGCTTGTCGAGCACACCGGCCCGATCGCCTACGCCGACGATCCCGGCGTGCCGGACATCGCGTTCCGGCTCGGCGACCTGACAGGCCGGATCGAGGCGGCCGGTTTCGAGTGGACGGCGCAGACGCTGGTAACGAAGACCCAGTACAAGCAGGAGACCGTACTGAGGTGTCAGCGGTGATCACCTTCGGTGTGTCGATGGTGCGCGACGAGGCCGACGTGATCGAGGGCACCTTGCGGCACATGGCCGACGAGGTCGACGAGCTCATCGTCGCTGACAACGGCTCGGTCGACGGCACCACGGACATTCTCTATGGACTCCTCGGTGACCTGCCGCTCACGGTCCTTACTGACTCGGAGCCCGGCTACTACCAGTCGTCCAAGATGACCCTGCTCGCCGCACACGCCGCCGCCAAAGGTGCCGACTGGATCGTGCCGTTCGACGCGGACGAACTCTGGTTCAGTCGGCTCGGGCGGGTCCGCGAGGTGCTCGCCGACGTGGCCGACTACTGCGGCGCGCTCTGTGCCGAGCTGACTAACCATTTCTGTACGGCGATCGACGAGGCCAACCCGGACCCGTTCCGCTCGATGATCTGGCGGCAGCGCAAGCCCGCTCCACTGTGGAAGGTCGCCTTCCGATGGGAGCCCGCCGCGGTCATCGCCCAGGGCAACCACGACGTGGCGCTGCCTTCGGGTGCCGAGAAGGTTGCCGGCGCGCTGGAGATCCGTCACTTTCCATACCGCTCCGCCGCCCAGTTCGTTCGCAAGGCCCGCAACGGCGCCGCCGCCTATCGCGCGGCGTCCGGCCTCAGTCCGGCTGACGGTGCGCACTGGCGGGCGTACGGGGAGATCCTCGAGCGCCATGGCGAGGAGGCGCTCGAAGACGTGTTCCGGCAGCACTTCTGGTACCTCTCGCCGATCGACGCGGGCATGGTCCGCGACCCCGCCCCGTACCTGCGATGGAGGCACCATGCCGCCTAAGGCCAAGCCGTCGACCCGGGTGGTCAGTCGACCCGTTCCGGTTCCGTCGCCTGCCGCGCCGTCGGCGCTCACGCCTGCCGCGTCGGTGGTCGTCCCGTGGCGGTCGACACCGGAGCGCGAGCCGCTCTGGGCATGGTTGCGCGCGCGCTGGGAGCGGCTGCTTCCGGACTTCGAGCTGATCGAGGGCGCGTGTCCTGATGACGGTCCCTGGCGCAAGGGCGTCGCGGTCGCCGACGGCGTTGCTCGGGCGAGCTGTGACGTGGTCGTGATCGCCGATGCCGACGTGTGGTGTGACGGCGTGCGCGTGGCGGTCGAGGTGGTCGCAGCCGGGCAGGCCGGCTGGGCGATTCCCCATCACCTGGTGCGCCGCCTGACCGCCCGCGCGACCGACGAGGTTCTCGAGACGAACGCGTTCCCGACGGTGCGCACTACGTTCACCTACGATCAGCGCCCGTACCCGGGCCACCCCGCCGGTGGGATGGTGGTGCTGACCCGTGACGCCTACCAGCACGCGCCGATCGATCCCCGGTTCGCCGGCTGGGGCCAGGAGGACAACTCCTGGGCGCTCGCGCTGCGCCTGCTCATCGGGCGGGAGTGGCGGGGCACCGAGGATCTCTGGCATCTGTGGCACACCGCCCAGCCGCGCCAGTCCCGGGCGGTCGGCTCGAGCGCTTCGGCCGCGCTGCACCGGCGCTACTGGGCCGCGAAGGGCTCGCCGCGCAGCATGGCCGCGCTCATCGCCGAGGCGCACCCGGCGCCGGTGAGCTGACCGTGAGCCGGGTCTCTGTCCTCGCCGCGGGGCGGCGCAAGGCAGAGGCCGGCATGGTCGACGCCTGCACCATCACCCGCATCACGACCACGACAACCGACCCGGTCACCGGGCACGTTACACCCGGCGCGCCGGTCCCCGTTTACAGCGGACCGTGCCGGCTGCAGGAGATCTTCGGCTTCTCCCGTGAGACCAACCCGGCCCCCGATCAGTCGCAGCTCGCCCGGTACCGGGTGCTGCAGTTGCCGGTTGAGACGAGCTCGGGCGTACGGGTCGGTGACAACGTGCTGATCACCGCGTGCGTCAACGATCCCGACATGGTGAACGCGCGCCTCGTCGTGCGCGACCAGTCCGGCAAGACCGAGGCGACCTCGCGCCGCGTCGGTGTCGAGGAGATCACCGGGTGAACGCCGCCGATGTGTCCGAGCTGCTTGCCTGGGGCAAGGTGCTCGAGGCGGCCGGCGCCGACGCGATGGCCGAGGGCGAGAAGATCGTCGCCAAGGGCGCGCTCAACATCAAGACCAAGGCACGGCGCCTGGCGCCCGGCACGGGTCATGCGAAGCACTACCCGGCGTCGATCAGCTACGACGTGACCACCAA